CATAAATGGTCTCGAGGAGGAGCAGATTCTATAGCAATTGCTCTGGGAATTGATTTATTAAATTGTTTTAAGAAGATAATCGTAGAAGGTGATACTCGAAATTATGATCAATCTGTAAGAGATATTTTTGTAAACTTATATTTCTCCACCATGGGTGTGCATTATGATAGAAACTCCGTAGATTATCCTTTATTTGAAAGAATTATAAAATTTTTACTATGCAATATGCTTGATCGTGTGACTCAATTGTTTGGTGAATTATGGGGTATAGTACATGGAGGTGTCCCGTCAGGAGCTTTTAATACTTCTCATATGGATTCTTGGATAATGGCATTATATTTCTGTCTTTTTATGGTCTTTCAGTGGAAGACAGCACCTGAATGTTCTCAGGAGGAATTAGAATTTCATATTCTATCTTTTCTTTTTTTAATCGTATACGGAGATGATTTTTTATATAATAAAGGAGAAGGTGTTTCTTCAACTCTATTTTCAGGTGTTCTATTTGCAAAATTTATGATGGATCATTTTGAGGTAGAAGTACGAGACCTCAAAGATGGCATACCTTTTTGTTCTGTTGTAAAGCAGGGATTTGTTGTTAACCATGGAGCTACTTTCTTAAAGCATCAATTGATTTTAAATCCACATAAGGGAGAAGGTCAGCCGAACTTTCTGCCATTTCGTGACTCGCGAGAATTTATTGTGAGAGCCGTATGGGCTCGAGAAACAAAACCCCGAGATTCCATAGACGTAGCGTTGTCAGTTATAGGCCAAGCGTATGCTACTTATGGTTCAAATGAAGATGTATACCTAAGACTTCGACTTTTATACGATGAATTAATATACGGTCTAGAAGATATAGAAACCCTTCATAGTAGGATGCAAAATCGTATAGGTCATGACGAGATTAAAAAATTACGTCAGGCAGATCTTGATCCAGAAGATTTACTGCATGGTTTCCCAAGACTAGAAACGCTTATCTCAAAAAATGTTATAGATAAGTCTTACCAGGAAACAACAATATTACCATTGGATTTGGGTGAAGTTATGGAGTTACAAGATGAATTTTTCTAATGCGCATTGGTGCGCTATATAAATACCTTATAGATTAGCTGCTTATGGATACACTGAAAAGAGGTCCACAGTGAAC